GTGGAATTTACTTGTAAAACACACAAAGCATGGAACCCCACTTGAGAAGAAATAACTCAGTGAGATTAACGGAATTAACCGTCAAATAAGCTTCCAATTTCTTCAGTTGGAATTAAATGTCCATACCCTTTTTGATATTTTTGTACTTCCATATACGCATTAAAACGTCTTATATATTCTGGCATCCATGTTGGATCTTCTTGTGCACGTCTTTGCCGTAATAAAACAGCTTTACTTTCACGTGCTAAATAATCCTTTAAACTTATGTTGCCATAATGCGCATCATCATACATACGCTCACTAGTACTGGCAATATCTTCAATATCAGGGATTTCTTCTTCAGATGGCCCCTTAGGTCCTTTCGGAACCTTTTTATCATTATCACCCAATTGTAATCTAATACCTTTGGTTAATGCTTCTTTATAATCTTTTTTCTTTACAATTACAGTATCAAGACTTTCTGTTGGCGATGGTGGATCAATAGAAACGGACTGAGTGTCACTTTGTTTACTTGCAGTCCAACCAAATGTTGCCATTGTTGTATGTGCAGAAGTACCAGAACCTGAAACTACCCCAACATTTTCTGTTGCAGTAGATCCAGTTGTTCCATATCCCCATATTTGCACGGGAATAGCAGAATTCATTGCTGCTCCTCCTCCCGAAGGATTAGAGGTATTTACTAATGCTGCACTATTAACTTGTGTTAAATTAATTGGCAATTCTGTTGATGCAGAACCAACTACAGCCACCGATAATGGTGCTGTCGTTCCTGTTCCACCTCCCACCTTTACTATATCAATTGGAATATTTCCACTTCCAGTTGTTACTGAAGCAATTGTTGTTGCTAAGGGATTTAACCCTGTAATAGTAACACCACCAGATGAATACATATTTACATCCAGCGGAACTGAAGATGGTGTTTTAATTGGAACACTGGCATTTCCTGTTATAGTTGTTCCAGCTACTTTTGTAATATTAACGTCAGTAGTTCCACTTCCAGATGATACACAATTTAATTGATTACTTGTTACTGATACTGTTTGTTTTGAATCTGTTCCATCATATTTTTCATCCACAATTACCACATGTGTATGTGCTTGTGAAACTGATGGTACAGGATCAGTGCCCCACCCCATTTTTTGTAATCCTTTCATTGTTGCAGAATAACGTTTACATATTTTATTATAATCTGCTTCGGATTTTTCATCACCTTTCATTTTCATTTCTCGTTTTTTAAATTCAATATATTGTTGACGTGCAACCTCACGATTATTAATTTCAACCGTAATACCATTCGTGGCAATACGACCTTTTAACATCATCGTGTATTTTACATACACATCCCCAATCTTTGCAGAAACTCCTGTTGGTGATGAAGTGGCGGGTGATGCCACTTTCTGATCAAAAAATCCATATATAATACCCTGACAACACATTCGATCTTCACTCACTCCTGATGTTTGCAATTCAGTATTTTTCCACTTAATTTGCTGCATCTTTATTTGTTTCGGTGTCCAATCAAAGGCACCCCATGGTGAAATTAATTGATGTTCGAACATGTTATTTGATGATTGCAATGCATTATAATCCACTGTTTCAACATTTGCAATTTCAGAATCACTATAATATCCAACTGCCAAATTCACATTATCTAATGTTGCCGGTGATACTGTTGTAGCCCCCGACAAGACACTAAGTGCATAGCTTGTTGTTGGTATAACAAAAATGATTTGCAAATTTTTAAACATAAAAAATTCATAATGCTGTGCATCTTGAGTTATAGTTCCACCAAATGCATCAGGATTTACCTGTATCTTATTCATTCGTGCAGAATTCACTAAATCTAAAAATGCCCATTGTTTATTTGCATCTGTTTTTGTATCATCATATCCAAGATAACACAGTTTTTGCAGTCCAGACACTAACATACCATCTTTTCCTGTCCCCAACCTTTTATAAAAGGGTGAGAACATACTCGTAGATCGGGCTGGTGCTTCTTTTAATTTTACACCAGTTTGTAATTTTTCGGGTTCATATTTTATTCCCCCTTTACCACCAATCCAGCCGGCTTTATTATTATAACCAGCATGGTATCCAAATGCAGAAGCTGCTACTGTCCATTTTTTATTCTTTTTGATCATTGTTTTTGCTTTCTTTACTTCTTTTTTGGCAATCTTTTTCTCCTGTTTTTTGATTCCTTTGTAAATTTTCTTTGCTTTTGGAGCCATTTTTAATCTTTTTTATCTTCTTTTTCGTGTAATTGTTCGTGCAATTGTTGTTGTTGTAACACTCTTTGAAAGAACTCGAGAAACTCGGGTTCAGTTGCGATTGTATATAACGTCGGATCTTTCGGTTTAAGCCCTTTTTTGATGAGCTTTTCAAATAATCTCCCTCGGACACCTTTTGTATATTGTCCAAGTTTTTTATTATACTCTTCTAACGCAAGATATTCAATATCTTTGCGTACCTTCTTTTTAAAAGATCGAGATTTCTTTTGGAGATAATCCGCTGTTTGAAACAGAGATTGACTTCCAGAAGCCAAACCCGCACTTATAAGTTAATTTAAACCGATATATAGATTAAGGCCATCGGTTAAAAACCACAGTGTAATTCACGCAACTCACGTTCGCTTAGCCATTCTGTTTTCAATATATCATACGAAACGTGTTTTTCTGTTTTTATTTTAAGTTGTAATTGCATTGTATCGAACATCCATGCATTAAATTGATGTAATATTTGCCATAATTCATTATTTGGCCACGCCTCTCTTTCGAGGGCTATTGTTCTTTCTAATACATCATTTGGATAATTTGAAGTGCCACCATAAACCACTTGACATAACGTCTTAATATAATCTGGTACAGCACACCAAACATTATTAACTTTTTTAAATCCACGTGAAAGGAATTGCAAGTCCTCTAACTTTTTTGATGAATTGAGTTGTTTCATTTCAAACCCAAAATCTGCATATGCTTGCTTAAGTTTCTGCAGATCAAACCATGGAAATTTGTCCAAGTTTACTCCACCTAAGTTATCATCACCCATAAAAGCCATAATATTTGAATCAAATATAAG